GATTTGGTCTTAGTTGGTCAAACCACTTTCAAGGAAATGTTTACTGTCAATCTGATAGAAACCAATGCAGAGGCACTTAAGGTTTACTATGGTGAGGACAATGTTGTTGAGGAGGGTAACGGTTCTATTACTGTCACCCAAACCAATGATATGCTACCGCGTGTTTCTGTAGTCTTTGAGCTTGTGATGACCGGCGGACGCATTAAGCGTATTGTCGTGCCACATGCACAGATTGCAGACCGCAGTGGTGAAATCACCTATGTTGATGGCGAGGCTATTGCATATCCTGCTGTTTTTGTCGCTTATCCCGATGAAAACGGTGATACTCACAAAGAGTACATTGCAACTGCTCTTAGCTCTTAACAGCCAAAGCAACCGGCAAGAGCGCCCCACTATGGGGCGTTTTTGTTTATGCTATAATTTGAATTACTAACTAAGGATTGGAGCAATCACTATGGCTGATGCCGAAAAAAGCACTGTAAAAGAAATTGAAGTTAAGGGCTACAAATTCACTGTAGATACTGACCTGCTTGATGACGTTGATACTTTGGAGTTTGTTGAGCGTATAGAAAACCAAGGGCAGGTAGCGGCTGTATTGCCACTGCTTAAGCACATTATGGGTGCAGGCGAATTTGCAAAGCTCAAGGCTTTCTTTATTGAGCAAGATGCCAAGGAGCATGAGGGGCAAGAGGGCTACAAGCCGCGTATGCGTATGGAGCGCATGAATGATACCTATGCTGCTATCATTGAGAAATTTGACCCAAAATCCTAGCCCTAATCAAAATACGCCGCGAGCATTTTGACGAATTAGAGGCGGACTTTCACCAATATTACAATCTAGACATCGCGGCGGTCAGCATACAAAAAGCAGCGCGGATGCTGTTTCAGCTACCGCGTGACTGCCGCGTGTTTGTGGCTATTAATCCGGCTGTGCAGTGGGGATGGGCAGAGACCTTTGCTAATAAGACAACCTACCTGCTTGAGCTATTACTATGGCAAAATCAGCAAGTTAAAAAGGGCCAACAGGCGGCCCATAACCGCCGCAAGCCTAAGCCATTCATACCTGACTTTATGAAAGTGGAGCGCCCGGAAACTGAGATAAATAAAGGCTCAGAAAAGCACACTGTTGATGATATTAAAAGCATCCTAGCACTACCGCGAGGGGTATAAAAACCACTCCCCCGGCACTCCCCCGGTCCAAAAAGTAGTACAAAAAGCGAACATTGAAATAACAGGGGTAGATACCACTCCCCTGCCCTATCGCAATGTATTTTACAGCCTGTCAAACACCTTGCGCCTATTTTTCAAGCGACACCCAAGGCAGAGTAGGGGAGTACCTATTAGTATCACCATTACGCATGAGCTATACTTAGTGTTATGAGTAAGGACACAGCTTTTGTTTTAGACATTGAGGGCGGCAAAAAAATCCTCACAGATATGATGATGCCAACGATTAAACAAAAGGCAGCATCCATTACAGCGCGTGCTAACTCTATGGCCGCGAGTATGTCAGATGACCCACCTGAGTTTACGATGACAACCCAAGTAGGCACTATTAAAAATGGTGTTCGTGCTTTTGCTACAATCAGCTCAGGTGATGGCACACGCCGCCAAAACTACATTGCCAACTATGTTATTGCTAGAGCAAAAGATGCAGGGCGCTAATAAACAGGTTATGTTATAATTTCAACATAAAAGCACGCCAACGGTTGCGGTAAAACTGGTATTTAATACAAGGTATAAAACGCAACTATATGGCAGACATCGGAACAGCATACGTCAGAGTAGCCCCAAACATGACGGGCATCCAAGGCAAAATAGCCGCCGGTTTTAAAGGCTCTGCAGGTCCGGCTACTGCTGCTCTTGGTGACGAAGTAGAAAAAAATAGCGGTCCGTTTCAGTCAGCACTTGGTAAATTAGGTGGCTTTGCTAAGGGCGCAGGTATTGCCATTGCAGGCGGTCTTGCTGCAGGTGCAGTTGGGTTAGCAGCACTAACCGGCAAGGCTCTTATGGCCGGTGCGGAGCTTGAGCAGCAGCTTGGCGGTGCTGAGGCGGTATTTGGTCAGTACGCGGATGGCATTAAGCAAGCGGCTGAGGATGCATACTTTACCGCCGGTCTTAGTCAAACTGAATTCTTGCAAGGCGCTAACAAAATGGGGTCTCTATTCCAAGGCGCAGGCTTTGATGTTCAAAGCTCAATGAAAATGTCAGCAGAGTCTATGCAGCGTGCATCAGATATTGCCTCAATCATGGGCATTAGCACTACTGATGCATTAGAGGCTGTTACCGGCATGGCTAAGGGCAACTTTACCATGATGGATAACTTAGGTGTTGCTATGAATGACACCGCCATTGGTGCATACGCTCTAAGCAAGGGTATCAATAAATCTACCGCCCAAATGTCTATACAGGAAAAGGTAGGCTTGGCGCAGCAGATGTTTATGGAAAAGACTGCCAAATATGCCGGTAACTATGCTAAGGAAAACCAAACGCTTGCAGGCTCGCTAAACTCTACCAAAAAGGCATTTGATAACCTAATGAGTGGTCAGGGTGATATTAGCGGCTTTATTGAGCTGCTAGTAAACACCATTGAGATAGCTGTGCCGCAGATTGTGGCTATTTTGCCTAAGTTGGTCCAAGGCATTGAGGCGGTCCTAAAAGCGCTTGTACCTGCCCTTGCCCAAGCATTGCCAACATTAGTACCTGCCCTAATCCAAGCGGTTGTTGGCCTGCTAAATGCCCTAGTTGCCGCCTTGCCTACTGTGGTGCAGGTATTGGTTAATGCCCTACCAATCCTCATACAAGCATTTGTGCAGCTATTTTTGGCTATATTGCAGGCACTACCTCAGATTATTCAAATTATCGCGCAGGCCCTGCCCACCATCATTAATGCCATTGTCACCGGCCTAACCTCACCTGAGTCATTACAGGCCATTATTATGGGCGCTGTGCAGCTCTTGATAGCTATAATCCAAGCAATCCCTATAATCATCCCGGCTCTAGTGGGTGCTATCCCTGTCATCATCAAAAACATATTAGCAACCCTCACAAACCCGGCATTTATCCGGCAAATGATTGATGCAGGTGTGCAACTGCTAAAAGCTACCATTTCCGGCATAGTCAGCATGGTAGGCTCAGTTATTAGTGCATCATGGGAAATTATCAAGGCAATAGCCGGTGTACTAAAGCCAAGCAACTTGCTCAATATTGGTAAAGATGTAGTAAAAGGCTTGTGGGATGGCATACAGGATATGGGCGGTTGGCTGAAAGATAAGATTATTGGCTTTGTAAAAGACAAAATCCCCGGTCCAATTAAATCAGCTCTAGGCATTCACTCACCATCAAGGGTAGCTGCAATGCTTGGTAAAGAAGTGCCACGCGGTTTAGCGCAGGGTATTGAGTCTACTAGCGGCCTAGTGGCTAAAGCTGCAGACAACATGGCAAATCAGGCCATTGTTGGCATGACTAGCCCTGCTGTAGATGCTGCAGTGGCATTTAGCGGCGGTGCAGGGGTTTACCCCGGCGGCGCAGGCGTGAACAATAATACTACTCAGACTGTTACTATAGGCACTGTGGCCCTAGGTGATGCATCTGCTGTAAGAGAATTCTTTAGAGAGCTTAATCAAGATACAATAAATGTAGGTTTAGGGCTAACCCCTAATCAGGGAGCAGTGTGATGGATGGCAGTATAAGTTTTAATAGCAACAGTCTACAGACCTACACCCCTAGCAGTGGTGCAGGCATTATTGTCAATGAAATCAATCATTCTAATATGCCGGTAAAAGAGGCCGCCCTGTTTTCCATTGCTAATGCTGATAAAAGCGCCATCCCTAATGTAAATTACCCAAGCAAGGTAGTGACTATTGCCGGTGTACTCACCCACACCTCACAGGCTAACCTAGATGCCCTAATTGACACTTTCAAAGGCTACCTGACCGGCAAAGATAAAAACCTAGACATTGGCTATGGTGCAAGCACCCGGCGCTATATTGCTACTGTAAACTCAATCACCATCACTAGAGGTAATACCAATCTTATTGCTACATTCAGTATTGAATTTATCTGTACCTACCCATTTGGCAAAGATACAAGCCTTACAAGCATCACCAACACGCTAAACCATACAAGCGCTACTTTGACTGTTACCCCTACAATCGCAGGCTCTGCACCAACTCAGATGCCAATATTCACCATCACTATTGATGCCAAGACCGGCACAGGTGATTATGTCTCTATAGCCAATAATAATAACAATCAGCAAATTATGCTGCTCAATCTAGGGCTTACAGCCGGTGATGTAATAGTAATTGACTGTGATGAGCGCACTGTTACCGTAAATGGTAACGATGTAGATTACTTTGGCACATTCTTAGAGCTTGAGCCGGGCGCTAACTCGCTCACTTATTCAGACGGATTTGATACAAGGACGGTAGATATTGTTGCCCAATACTATAAGAGGTACATGTAGTGGAGCAAAACTTTGTTATACAGGTCTTACCGGCAAGCGCCTCTACAGGTGCGCCAAACCTTTGGGCTAACCCTACGCGCATAACCGCAGATGATGGCTCAGAGGCATCATATTGGGAGGGTGCAGGTACACCATCCGGCGCATTGAATGCCTATAACTTTCCTATGCCTAACCTGCCTGCAGGTGCGGTGGTAGATGGCCTTGCATTAAATATTAAGGGCCGCGATACAGCAACAAATGCTAGTTTTAATCCTGTAGCTCTTAATATTTCCGGCTCTGACACCAAGACCATTGTTTTGGATGGTATTACAGGCGGTCCTACTGACCTATGGGGCTTATCACAGATTACTCAGAGTGACCTAGATAATTTGATGGTTACTATCACCGGCACAAGCATTGGTGGTGTTGGCGGCAGCCTGTATGTAGATTGTGTGTATGTTTTGGTCTATTGGCACTTGGACTTATCCACAAGCCCGGCAGAAGTGCCTACAAGGATTGACTACAAAACTTATTCAAAGACCGGCACATATCTAGGCTTGCTACCAAATGTCACTAGCAAATTGGCATTTACGCAGGATATTAATAGTGGTGGCTCATCTTTGGCTATATCATGCGCTAAATATGTTGCTGAGGAAGTAACTGACATTGAGGCTATCCTAGATAACAACGGTGACCCACTGCTAACTGAAAGTGACCAAGAAATATTAGCCCACACTACCACTATGCCCTTTGCTTTGGGTGCATCTGATGACGATGCTATTTATAAGAATGGTAACCGGGTGCAGGTATGGGTGTATAACAAATGGCATCCTAATGGCAAGCTAGTCTTTAGCGGCCAAGTAAATAAGGTTTCATTTGGTATGGGCGCTGAGGCCACTGTAGAGCTGCTTGTGCATAGTGATGGCCTAGACTTGGCACAAAACCTAGTTATCCCGGTATCATCCTATTCACTTACCCCGGATGTATCACAAACTAGCCAAAGCACTTATACAGATTTGTATGCTTACACAGAGGGTGCGCCGGTCAAAGGTCCTACCAGTTGGCGCTATGTGGCCCAATCATTTACTGCCGGTGCAATTAACCGCATTGGTGCTATTGACCTTATGCTGCAAGGCTATGGTGATGTTACGGTTACTCTGTCAATCGGTGGTAGCAATGAATTCTTGGGGGCGGTTACTCAGTATGTATCAGCAGGCTCACCAACAGTTACTAGGATTTACTTTAATACGCCTATTACAATTACGCCGGGTGCATTGCTAGTGTTCAATGTGACAGTGCCTATATTTGGCAACATGCGTATTTATCGGTCCGCTACAGATGTCTACTCAGGCGGCACAGCGTTTTTGGCAGACTCAGGCTCTTATGTACCACAAACTTATGACCTATATTTTGTTACTCAAAGCGCAAGCCTTGGTGATACTACAGTAACCTACACATCACAAGACCCAATAACCGGCATCCTTTCTGCAGTATTGGCGGATTACAATACTCGCGGTGGTGTAATTACTGAGCGTGATTTTGATGCAACAGGGCTATCACTAACCTACACCTTTAACCAAGACACTATATTTGATGCTATTGGAAAGATGCTTGAATTAGCGCCCTCAGGCTACTATGCCTATGTAGATTTGGGTACTGCAGAGATAGATGTGCTTGATACCTCAGACACCGCAGACTTTACTATTGTGAAAGGCCGGGATGTACACTTATCAAAATTTGTGTTCAGCATTGAGAATGTAAAAAACAACCTCTACTTTAGCGGTGGCGCTGTTGGCGGCGGCGATAACCTCTATAAGCTCTACCAAAACACTGAAAGTGTCGCTAACTTTGGTGTGAGAGCAGCAAGCAAGTCAGATGGCCGGGTAACGCTCACACCAACCGCTGATGCTATTGGTGACTCATTCATAGCTGAAAGCTCAGAGGAAACCCAAGAGACTACTATAACCATCCTCAATAACACGCTAGATATTACTCTGTTCACACCGGGCAAGACCATTGGTTTTAAGAACTTTGGCAAGCCATTTGATGACATGATACTGCAGATTGTGCGCCGAGAGCCTAACTTTACTGATGGTAGCGCTGTTTTAGCTGTTGGCCGCCTACCACTTAACCTGAGCGCTGAAATACAGCGCATTAACCGAGAGCTGCAGCTTGAGCAAACACTTAATAACCCTACTGCACCAAGCTAGTGATATAATAACCATAAGGAATTAAGACATGCCAAAAATCCCCTCATTACCACCAATTAGTACACTCGCAAATGATGATGAGTTTCCAGTAGAGGACACAAGCGCCTCTACTACTAAGCGCAGCACCCTAACCAAGCTAAAAGAGTGGTTGCAGGGCCTGTCAGGTTGGATTACTTACGCGATGATTGCAACCAATACATTGCGCTCAGACCGCCGCGATACATCTAATTGGCTCAATATTTCTAGGCAATACGGATATAGAACTAGCAACCAAACCTCTACTAGCGCATCATACACACTGTTGGCATTGAACAGCCCAAGCTCTAACTTTACGGTAAGCCATACAACCATAACCGGGCGCGTTAAAATCTACCTTTCTATACCTGCAGGCGCAAGCGCTAACAACATGCAAATTGGTGTAAGCCATGACGGTGGCACAACCTTTACTGAATTACTAGACTTTTCTATTAACGATGGAACTATGAAATTTGGTATGGCTACTCGCACCGGCCTTACTGCCAATACCGCCTATACCTTTGGTGTGTATATGAAAATTGCCGGTGGCGCTACTGCTACTTTCTATGCCTTTAGGTCCGCTACTTTGGTCATTGAGGATTATTAAACTATGGATGCCTTTTTGCCTACAGTGCAAAAATGGAATAAAACAGAGTGGGCCTTAGCTCGCAAGCGTGCAATAGCTAGTAAAGACCCTGTTTGTGCGATATGCCATAAATACATTGATGTGCAGCTACCAATGAAAGACCCGGACACCGGCGCTTTTAATCCATTAGCTGTAGAGGTAGACCATATTGTGCCGCGCTCGCGTGGTGGCTCGCTGTATGAGCTAGATAACCTGCAATTAAGCCACAGTGCCTGTAATCGCAAAAAGGGCGCTAGGATGGCTGAGGACTACACAGATAAGCATGTAAACCCTGTGCCGCTATCAAACCCTTGGTAGTTTGTGCTAATATAAGCGTAAGGAGAGTTGGAGCATGGCAGTAACAAAACCCAATATAGTCAGCCGCATTGGTCGTATACCGGCAGGCAATCATGGCGGTCCGCGCCCGGCTAAACCAACTCATATTACAGACCATCACATTGTTGGCGATGCACAAGCGGCAATAGGCAGATTTGAGCAAGCCGGGCAGGAGGCATCTAGCACATTTATCATTGGCTCTGACGGTACTATTTACCAAGAGCTAGACATAATGACTATCCCCTACACTGATAGCAACATAACTAGCAACCGGCGTGCTATAACGATTGAACACGCAGGCGGCCATGCCAATGTGCCATACACAGAGGCTATGTATAAATCTAGTATTCACCTACATGCTTGGCTAAAACAGGAGTATGGCATACCAAATGCAAATATCCTGCAGCACAAGCAAGTAACCCTGCCTACGCGCCCCACAGCTTGTGCCGGTGGCCTAGACACTGATAGAATTAAGCGAGATAGCGACACGCTACTGCAAGGAGGCTCTATGTCAAAGGATGCATTAACTAAAGAGGAAGTTATAGAATTACACTATGCTTACTTTATTGGCGGTCCGGGTACAGGCTATGGCTATGAGCATGTTGGTAAGCCTCTTGAAAAGCTAATACATGATTGGAAAAACAGCGGCTACCGCAAAAACGTGCTAGACCGTTACTATGCATTTGATAAGAATGTTGAAACTATCAATCAGCTTAACCGCGCTGTAAATGACCTCAATGCACAAATTCAAAAGCTCACCTCAGATGATGAGGCAGACAAATCACGCATTGCAGAGCTGCAGAGTCAGTCAGTTGCCCTTAAGCAGCTTGCGGATGATTTACAGACCAAGAATAATGAGCTTGTACTTGAAAAAGAATATGCCACTAAGACAGGTAACGCATTTACCCGGTGGCTAGGTGAACAACTTAATAAAATTTTAGGAAGGTAATTATGAGCAATCAAACCCCAAAGCCAAAAGCACCAACTGTAGAAACAATCACCCAATACAATGTTGATTTTGGTGATGAGCTTGTATCTGTTTCCGGCAAAGATGCCAAGAATGAAAAAGAGGCTCTTAAGCTCGCTCAGGAGCAATACGATAAGACCCATAAAGGTAAAAAGGAGGCGTAACGCTATGGAAAACAAAAGCCTTTTAAGCCCACAAAACAACACACCAAAAGCTAAATCAGTCCGCACATTCTTGCAGAGTGTAGGGGCTACCATTGTGGCCTACCTATATGGTCTATGGCAGTTGCCCGGCGTAAGCGATTACACTAACAACTTTATCAAGACACAGGGCTTTGAGCTGCTTATTGGCTTGGCTGTGCTAGTAGGTGTGCCTGCAGCGCTGATAGCTTACTTGCAAAACCGCCGCGCACGATAGTTAAAACCAAAATAGAGCGCCCTCGCAACGCGCTCTATTTTTATTGGTCAGATATTTATTTTGATAACTGAATAAAATTATTGTACAGGCTGAGGCTTTACTTGGTCAAGTGACTTGCTACCTTTCTCACCATTGCAGTAAATACAGGCAGGCTTGAGGTTATCAGCAGTAAAGCGCTTGCTAGGGTCTCTACTTCTGCTAACAACATGGTCCAAGGTTAAATGCGCTACATCAATGCGGCCCGGACACCAAGGGTGTATGCCTAGGTAGCACATCCAATACTTGCCCTCTATAGGCGGCGGATTGTGCCTAATCCATGAGGCGCGAGTTACTAGCCATTGTTTAGTTTGTTTACCTACCTTATTGATAGGTGAGCGCTTGAGCTGTTTTAGTGTTCGTTTTGGGTTTTGATAACAGGAGTACGAAAAGTGGCCCATTAAGCCGCAGTGCTTGCAGGGCTTTTTTGGTGTTCGGTCCATCTGTTTGTTACCTCCAATCTGTATAAAAACATTATACAGTAGTGCTTATGATATAATCACAACATAACCAACAAACCGTAGACGGGAACTACCCGGTTAAGAAAGGAGCAGGCGGAATGGCGGAGGTTACTTTTAAGACCTATGTGGCAAAGATAGATGATTTGCTACCGAGTGAGGAAAACCCACGCAAAATAGGGCGCAAGGGCTTTGAGTCACTTAAAAAATCGCTGCAAGAGTTTCCTGAGATGAAACAGTTGCGCGAGATTGTTGTTGATGAGGATTTAAAGATATTGGCCGGGCATCAGCGTATCTATGCGCTGAAAGACCTAGGCTATGAGGATGTCTTTGTTAAGCAGGTCTTTGGCCTTTCCAAAAAACAAAAACGCGAGTTTATGATTAAAGACAATACCAACTCAGGTGATTGGGATGATGACATTCTAGCTAATCAGTGGGATATGGATGAGGTCAAAGATTGGGGCGCAGATTTTAAGTTTCCGGGCAGTGATGCCGGTGACAAAGATGATACAGGCGATTATAAAACCCATGAGGTAACATGCCCTAGCTGTGGGCATCATTTTGAGCTTTCTGAGGCGCGTGAAGTTTAAGGGCTTAATACCACCATGTCAAAAAAGGGTATTAAGCTAGGGGATGAGATTGAGGACGTAGTTAGTAAAGTACGCGGTATTGCTCATGGTCACTTGGTTTATTTGGATGGTACAGAGTATTGGATTATTCAGCCCCAAGCCCTAGAGAATGCGGAGCTTGCTAAAGAGGTCCATGCTAGTGCTGCTTATTGCAAGCGTGTTGGCGATGGTGTCTACCCTAAACCTAAAAAACAGATGGGCTTTCATGTTGAGGATGCAGAGGAAAGATAACCATGACTGCCAAAAGGAAAACAGCGCAAACTAAGGGAAGTGACAAACTCACACCGGCTACCCCTATTGGTGAGGTCATTAAGGCCAAAAAGCTACCTGTTAAGGGAAAGAAAACAGCGAGTAAAAAAGTTGCTCAAAAAAAGAAACCGGCCAAAAAATCAGAGCCTAAGTTTACAGAGGCCATGTTTGAAAAGCACTTTTTTGCGCTTAGTCCTAAGCAATTCAAAATGATGTGTGATGAGTGGAATGCCGCTAACCTAAAAATCAAGATTACTAAGCAGGCAGATTATGACCATTGGCTAAACTACTTTAAGACTCTACCGGCAAGCCACATCCGTACATTAGTTATTACCGGGCAGGATATTCTTAATGCTGAGGCGTATAGTGCGCTCAGGCTATGGGCAGACATTATTAGTAACCCGGCTCGCATTGGCAAAATCCACCAAACCGCATTGACCAATAACAAAGGCAAGGATGACACCGGCATTGTTGCTATGGCCCTCAAAAATGACCGCTATGGCGTTTTGTGCGCTACTCGCGACAGAATAGCCGAAAAGCTAGAGAAAGGCGCAGGAGCGCGAGATACAGCGGCCCTAGCGCGTGAATTGACGGAAGTGATGACCCAAATTGCAGATTATGAAAAGCGGCAAGGGCCAAAGAAAACTACCATGCTAGGCCAATTACTAGAGGGTATGCCCGGTGCTGCTACCGCAGCACCTGAACATAAAAAGCGCCCAAGCAAGCCCGGCGGCGGTACTCGCAAGACTAGCTATGCATCAAGAGTAACCATAAGAGATATTGAGGAAAGCGATGATTAGAGCAAGCAAGTCAAAAGGTACACCTAAGGCCAATAGTCAAAAGCCTAAAAAACGCTATGGCAATCAAAGGCCGCGCATTGATATTTATAAGGATGGCGATATTTGGCTTGCTGATAAAGTCATTAGGCTGCTAGAGCATTATGGTATCAATCTGCTCAAGTGGCAGCGTATGGTCCTATACAAATGGATGGCTGTAGAAAAGGGTGAGGATGGCAAGTGGTATTGGGTAAACCCTGAGTGTGGCCTGTTAGTACCCCGGCAAAACGGTAAGTCAGAGCTGCTTATTGCTCGCATCATTGGCGGCATGATATTCATGGGTGAGGCATTAATTTATACTGCCCACTCAGATAAGACGGTAGAGGAAATCAAGCGCCGGGTGCAGCGTTTCTTTTACGATGCTGAGGAAGAAATACGCGACATGCTCACTGAGGAATTTGATAAAGAGCCTAAGAGCCTAGATTATGTTGAGCTTAGGAATAGAGGGCGCTGTGTATTTAGAACCCGAACCCGAACCGGCGGCCTTGGTACTACCAATGATTGCTTGCTGCTAGATGAGGACCAAGAGGAAACCGATGCACAGCAGGAGGCCCTACTGCCTACCATTTCAGCCGGTAAGTCACAAAATCAGCAAGTTATTAGGGTAGGTACACCACCATCCGGCGGCACAACCGGCACAGTCTTTTTGCGTGTTAGGAAAGCAGTGCTTGATGGCAAAGACACTGATACCTGTTGGCAGGAGTGGTCAGTTGAGACAATCAGAGACCCTAATGATGTTGAGGCATGGTATGAGGCTAACCCTAGCCTTGGCTATTTCTTAATGGTCCGGGCGGTTGCTAGTGAGGCCAAAAAGATGGCTGTGGATAGCTTTAATAAAATGCGCCTTGGTTGGATTGCCGGAGTAGAGAATATGAGGGCCATTAGTGATGAACTGTGGTCACCGCTTGCAATACCTAAGGTAGAGCTACCTGATAACCCACACCTTGTATATGCAATCAAATTTGCCCCGGATGGCAGCGCAGTATCATTAGCGGTGGGTGTCATTATGGATAATGGCAGGGTGCATGTTGAGCTTATTGAGCGCAAGCCCATGAGTAGAGGCACACAATGGATTGTGATGTTTCTGATGGATAATGGCCGATGGCGCAAAGCTAACAAAATCATTATTGATGGCGCAGCCGGTACGCAACTGCTTGTAGAGGAATTGGTACGCACTGAGCGCAAGATGAGCAAGCGCATACTTACCCCTAATGCTAAAGAGGCCGGTGCAGCTTATGGCGCATTTCATACCGCTATTGAGAATGCACAGCTAACTCACTTTAATCAGCCTGCCCTCAATGTCTCAATCCGCACTGTTAAAAAGCGGTCCATTGGTAAAGATGGTATGTTTGGCTATGCCTCAATGAACCCGGACATTCAGAGTGACCCCACAGAGGCCGCCGCTTTTGCTTACTATGGCGCTATCAGGTTTAAAAAAGAGAAAACTACCAGTGGTAGCGGTCAAAGTATCATGGTATAGTGCAGAGCATGGCTTTAGGTCGTAAGACAGCCTCTAGCCTAGAACTCCAATTCGGCAATCAAACCCCTACGCGCTGTGGGGGTTTTTGCTTTGCTATAATTGTGCTTATGGCAAATAAGGGCAAATATAAATCAGTCCAAAAAGGCATACCGGCGCTAGTGTGCATACCCACCGGCGAAAAGGTCACCATAGATGGCAAGATTTATACGGTCCTAAAATTGATGTATGACTTAAAGGGTGAGTATATGCCACCGGCAACACTGAGGGTTTAATATGGAAAATGAGCCTGATACTGAAAATGTCCTTTACATGGATGAGTACCCGGAGCTTGCAAAGCGTGTATGGCTAAGGCGCTTGGCGGCAAGCAGGCTAGGGCAGCAGGCGGTAGAGACCACCCAAATCATTTACTTACCTGAGCCGCCGGATGGTGCAGCATGACAATCTATAAATGCCCTGATGGTCACGAAAGCAGAACCACACCGGGCAACTGCTTTATCTGCAATCAGCAGCTAGTAGATGTATAGAAACTCACCGGCGCTTGCGGTCCGATAGGTTGTTTTGCCCCAAGTGGGTGCATTCATTTCAGAGATATTAATACTACCGTCAGCATTTACGCTTTCCACATACACCACATGGCCCAATGCGCCGCGTGTAGTAGTGCCTACCGCCCCGGCTCTTGGCGTGCTACCAACCGCCATGCCTGCTGCTGCAGCCCGGCTATACCATGTATTTGCGTTGCCTAGGCTATTAGGGATGCTTGCGCCCCGGCGGTTTTTAACATACCAAGTGCAGTAGCCATAGTCGTATGTATTACCACCGCCATAATCACGCAGAGGCGCTACATTGGGCGTTTCAGCCGGAAGTGCCACAACTGCCGGTAAATCGCGATTAAGCTGCTCAGATGGCTCAGGAATGGTTATTTTATCACCAACATGGATGATGTCAGGATGCTCAAGTTGCGTATTCTTGGCCCATAAGCGTTGCCACTCTACATTGTAGGCAGTACCAATCTTAGTGAGGTTATCACCACTCACCACAATATAAACAACCGGCTCAGGCTTTGTAGGCTCTGCAACCGGCTTGGGTGTTTCTTTAGGCTTGATTGTAATTTCAGGGGTAGGGGTCTCTAGTACCCTCAGGGTAAGAAAGTCAAATTGTTTTGACAGGGGTAAAGGTTGCGCTGTAAAAGATTGTGCTGCTGCTGTTGATGGCGTTGCTATTATTGATACCATCAGCAGAGTAAATAGTGTGCGTTTCATAATCCATGAGCCTCAGGGTAGGTAGTTGGCGCGGCTCGCTTTGTGTCTCCTAAAACATTAATAGACCATTTGAGTTTATCATGCTTATACTTTTGCATGTCAATAGCAACCATTGACAAAAAGGGCAGTGTGTGCTAATATAATACTGTTATGAAAAGAATAACAAACACAATCAAACAAACATATTACCGATACCAACCCGGCGAGTTTCTACCAATCTACTCTGGTGGTGAAATGCTTAATAAGCGTGACTTTCACATTTACCGCATTAAGTGGATTATCAATAACCGCCGCGCTTTCATGTATCAGCTTACGCACCAAGTAGGTTAGTCACCTCTGTTATTTACTCGCTTTTAGATACTATATAGAAATGTTTATTTAAAACATTTTTACATACTATATAGAAACAGAGGG